GGAAGAACAAGTAGAAACTGCAGATGAGTATATCGTATTAAGAGAGGAAGAAATTTCAACCGGTAAAGCAGAATCAGTACCAGTTGAGGAAATTACTGATACTCCTGAAACGGTGGGAGATTTGGCGTGTAGAGTGGGTGAACAGATAGTTTTTTATGCTAAAAAAGATATTGGTGTCATTGAAACGGGAACGCGGGCTAATAATGGTGCTGGGTTAAATTACGGCGGCAAAGTGGGTGGTGGAGAGACTCCCGTAGGAAAGCCGGGTAGAATTGATATAATGGTTAAACTAACTGGGTTAGATAATCAACAACAATTGAACCAAACTGGCCAAGGATATTATTGGTGTGCGGCCGCTGTAACTGCGTGGTGGAAATCTGCTGGATTAAAAGTACCTCCTGGCTCTGCAGCATGTAAAAATTGGGCTAAGTGGGGGAAACAACAAGGGTTGTATTCAAAAAAACCAAAAGTAGGTGCCGCAGTATTATATGGTGGTGAGGGACGTGAACATCATATTGGAATTGTAACGGGTATTCTGCCAGATGGTAATACGATATTAACTATTGAGGGAAATACCGGAGGTGGCGGGTTTAATCGAAATGGTTGCGGGTGTTTCGCCAAGAAAACCAAACTAAGTAAAGTAAGTGGATTTATCGTTCCGCCAGGTTGTAATTAAAAAAGGAATTAAGAAAATGGCAAAACCAACGGATAATAGCGAAATATTTTTAGACCAATTAATTGCATCAATTCAAATTCATTTACCTACGATTAAAGGAATTTATTTGACAACTTCATTATACCCCCCACTTATGACACCAGGGCCGGGGGTTGTTCCTTTTGTTGGATACAGTATACCTCCTGCGAGTAAACCAACTCCACCGCCATCTGATATTGACTAGATTCTATACCAATTTTAAGTAAAAATCAAAAAGAAACTTCTAGTTTGCACCGATAAGAAACCAAAATCCTTAAAAGATATATTTATACTAAGTTAATAAATATTTTAAAAAATGGATTCTAAAAAATTAGCACAACTAATTAAATTAGTTGTAGAACAAGAGATTAAAAAACAACTTCCTAAAATGATTAAGGAAGAGGTAAGCAAATTATTAAATGAAGCCCCAACTCCAACACCTAAAAAAAATGTATTGGAAGAGGTTGACCCATTTGAACTTGCAAACTTATTGTTAGAAAAGGATAGAACACAGCCTATTAAATCGGTAGCTAAACCATCAAACCCTGTCAAACAATTAAGTAAAAACGCAACATTAAACGAAATACTAAATCAAACTAAACCATTTACTTCCGCACAAAGAGTAGGTGGACATGGTAGTGGTGCATCGGTTTTAGATAATTTCCAATCAGACCAACCACTCAATGAAGATTATTCAAATTCGCATATTCCAAATTATATGGAAGCTGAGGAAGATATTGATAATACATTATCGTTCAATAATTCGGGTGCACCACTTGGAATGGATGGGTTACGAAATCAAATGACATCTAATATGGGGTATGGTAATACATCTTCAGGTCCTAAAAAACAGGGATTGGGGGTTACGACCGGTCTGCCTGGATTAGATAGAATTTTAAATAGGGATAATTCAGAATTAGTTAAGAGGTTTAAAAAATAATTATGGCTTATGTACTTGGTAGTAGAATTGTAAAAGATACGGTTGAATTTGATTCATACGCATACGGTTTAACCTTGCCTATAAAACGAGGTAATACTGGTTATTTTGAACAAGCATTTACATCATTTGAACAAACTAAAGCGAATTTAAAAAATCTATTGATGACTAAAAAAGGTGAGAGAGTTATGCAACCGGAATTCGGTACTGGCTTGGATTCCCTTTTATTTGAACCAATGGATTCTACATTTGAAACAGAATTACAAGATACAATAACAGAAACCGTTAGTTACTGGTTACCATATGTGAATATTGAAGAAATTGATATAGAAATGACCGATGCGATGAAAGACCAACATACGGCAAATATATCAATACAATTTACGGTTGGGGATACAATCGAAACACAAGAAATAACTTTTACGGTAAGGGGATAATTACTAATGGCATTAAATAGTATAACAACAAAGAGTAATCAAGGTAGAGATATAAAATATCTTAATAAAGATTTTGCGGCATTTCGTGAAAATCTAATTGAATACTCAAAAACTTATTTTCCAAAAACATATTCGGATTTTAACGAATCATCACCGGGTATGATGTTCATCGAAATGTCTGCGTACATCGGTGATGTGTTGGGGTATTATATTGATGATACCTTAAAAGAATCTTTAATGTTATATGCGGAGGATAAAGAAAATATTCTTGCCCTTGCACAATATTTAGGGTACAGACCAAAAGTTACATCACCCGCGTTAGTTAGATTATCGGTCTATCAGTTAGTTCCGGCAACTGGAACTGGTGCTGGGAATATGCCAGACCCTAATTATTTTTTACGAATCAAAGAGGGAATGGTAGTTGAAACTAATACTGGCGGAGTTTTATTTAGAACAACGGAACTATTAGATTTTTCAGTTGAAGACGAACGAGAAATCACAATTTATCGAAACAATGAATCGGGTGAACCAATTTTTTATTTAGTTAAAAAATATGTAAACGCAATTTCTGCCGAATTAAAAACCATAGAGCAAACATTTGGTACTGCGGAAGAATTTTCTAAAATAGATATTGCAGATACCAACGTAATCGAAATATATGATGTAAGAGATGACAATGGAAATAAGTGGTATGAAGTTCCATATCTTGCACAGGAAATGGTATTTGTTGATTATCCGGTAACAGAACAGACAGATAAAGATTTAATTCAGTTTAAAGATAGTGTACCGAATATATTAAAGTTGATTAAAACCTCTCGTAGATTTGTAACAAAAGTAAATGCAGATAATACAACTTCACTTATTTTTGGAGGTGGTAATTCTACAACTGCAGATGAGCAACTTATACCAAATTTTAAAAATGTAGGCTTGGGATTAAATTCATCTATTGATAATTTAGGTGCATCGTTTGACCCCGCGAATTTCTTAAAGACAAGAAGTTATGGCCAGGCTCCAGCCAATACCAGACTAACTATTAGTTATTTAGTGGGTGGTGGAATTATTGCAAATACACCCAAAGGTGAAATTACACGAATACAAAATATATCATTTGATGAAGATTCCGTTTCTTTCGGACCGAATGAGTTACCATTATACAGACAAGCAAAGGCATCAATTGCAGTAGAAAATGAAACTCCAGCCACAGGTGCAAGGGGAACTGAAACTATTGATGAAATTAGAGAAAATGCCCTGGCAACATTTGGTTCACAAAACCGAGCAGTGACACGTAAGGATTACCAAGTACGTGCCCTATCACTACCACCAAAATACGGTGGGGTTGCAAAAGCATATTGTGCACCTGATGGTGAATTGGACAATAACTCTCCCGCATCAATTTTAGCAAACCCAGATACATTAAGCGAATTTACTGATATAGTAACTACTCTTGCCGGTAAATCGGAAATGGAAATTAAAGATACGGTAAATAAGTTTTTAGTAGGAAAGAAAAACAATATAAACGAAAAAAATAACCCGTTTGCTATAAACCTTTATATCTTAGGATATGACCAAAATAAATATTTAACTCCATTAGAGAGGGCAGTTAAAGAAAACTTAAAAACCTATATGAATGAATATCGTATGCTGACAGATGGTGTGAATTTGTTAGATGGATTTATTATCAACATAGGTGTTGATTTTGAAATCAGAGTGTATGGTGGATATAACAAACGCGAAGTATTAGTTAGATGTATTGATTCAATAACCGAATATTTTAATATAGATAATTGGACATTTAATATGGCAATTAATATTTCAGAATTGGAATTGCTTATTGCAGGAATTGAGGGAGTCCAATCCGTACCAAAATGTGAAATTGTAAATAAATGTTTAGGCCAGTATTCGGATAATTCATATAACATAAGTGAAGCAACAAAAGGTAAAATGGTGTACCCATCATTAGACCCATCAATTTTTGAATTGAAATATCCAGCGAAAGATATAAGAGGGAGAGTGATATAATGTATACATTTTTAACCGCATCAAAGGATGCAACGATTTATTTACAACAACCAACGCAGAATACCGGCTTAGATGAAATTTTAGAAATTTCAAAAACTTATTACGGTAATTTGAAAGATGTTGCACATACCTTAATTAAATTTGAAACAACTGCTCTTTCTGCTTCAATTGTTACCGGTGAGGTTACTATGAGTTCGGCTGAACTTATATTGAAAGAATGCGAAAGTTCAGAAATTCCAATTGATTATACAATATATGCACATCCTATATCACAAAGTTGGGAAATGGGTATTGGTACTCGTTTTGATGAAATTTCAACCGAAGGTGTAACATGGAACAATAGAACCAGTGAAGTAAATTGGTTAGCAGTATCTACTAGTTTTACTGATATAACTGGCTCATTCAATGGTAAAGGTGGTGTTTGGTTTACTGGCTCGGGAGCTACACAAACATTCAATTATCAAAGTTCTGATATTGAAATGAACATCATTGCTATGATGAATTCGTGGGTAAGTGGTTCACTGCCAAATGAGGGAATTATATTAAAACACGACTCAGCAGTAGAGAATGATACAGATGATTACGGCCAGTTAAAGTTTTTTTCAAAAGAAACAAATACGGTATATCAACCAAAAGTTAGAATTGGCTGGGATGACCAATCATTTGTAACAGGTTCACTAACCGAACTTGCATCGGATGATATTCATGTTACATTTAAAAAATTAAAAACAAAATATAAAAGGGCAAGTAAACCCGAAATTAGAGTTTTTGGTAGAGATAAGTATCCACTTAAATCGTATCAAAATTTATATGCATATAATGATGTTCAGTTTTTACCAACAACAACCTATTATCAAATAAAGGATGTGATTACCGATGATGTTATTATACCATTTGGCGAATATTCTAAAGTAAGTTGTGATTCAAACGGCAACTATTTTAAATTAAATTTAACAAATTGGGAAACCCATAGGGAATATTATATTGAAATAAAAGTAGATAGAGATGGTGAAGTGGAATATTTTTCAGATAAAGATTTAACCTTCACCGTAGAAGAAAAATAACATATGTCATTACAAAACGAATTCAGAGTATCGGAACTTATATCAAGTGGTTCTGCAGTGATTACCTCTCAAAATGAGTTGGGAAATCACACGTTTTATGTCAAACCAACTGATACCGATTTTGATGGTGAAACTTCTGGTTATGTGGAAAAACCCAAATATAACGAAGAACAGTTAAAAAAGGCAATTGATGTAAATGTTGATGAACTTATTGGACCAGAACCGAAACCACAACCAAAAGTATTTTCGGAGGCAGCATATAACAGATTAGCAGCATTATACAGTGGTAGTTTAGTAACTAATAAAGACTTAACAAATGAGTTAAACTTTGCAAATTCGGAAATTGAAAGATTAACATCAGCAAATGAATCACTAACCACTGAAATTGATGTGGAGAGATTACTACGTGCATCCGCAGAGAATGAATCCGACACTACTAATCAAAAGTATGTTGAATTGATACAAGATTTTCAAAATGCATTGAGTAAGGGAATTAGAGAAGGTATTGAAAGAGTATCATTAGAGGCCCAACTTAGAGGTTTACAGGCAGAAAAACAAACATTCAGTGATTTACAATCACAACTACGAAATCAGTTAGATACTGCAACCAGTACAATTACTCAATTACAAAATCAATTGATTAATTCACAACAATTACTTGCTGCAGCACAGACTCAAGCATCAACTGCACAGACTCAAGCGGCAACCTCGAGTGCCGCGGCAACTCAAGCCCAATTGGCTAATACGAAGAAAAAGAAAATTATTTGTAATGAATTATACGTACAAGGATTTTTACCACAAAATATATGGGACGTGGATGAACGATATGGTGAGATGATGTTTAAGAAAAATCCTACATTGGTATTGGGATATATGATGTGGGCAAAGAATGTTGTTAAATTTATGAAGCAAAATCCACACTATACAAAATACATATACTTTATAGTTAAACCGTGGACAGAACATATGGCATATGAAATGGGAGAACTACCAAAAGATAATTATATAGGAAAACTAATTCACAATGTTGGAAAACAATATTGTTATTATGTTTACAATAAAACAATCAGTAAGAAAAATATATTAACATGGCTATAAATCAGTTTAAAGAAATAGTTGATAAAAAAGGCTATAAAGTAGATAGTAAGGATAGGGCAATTTTTGAAAAGGAAGTTGCTAAATCATACTTTGGGATGGGCGATGCCGATACCATTGAATTTGTTTTATACGATTCAAGCGATAACATATTACCTCAAGGTGAGAATGGTGAACTTGCAAGATATATTTTTTTAAATGATGTAAATATTTCAAAGTATTTTATTTTTACTGAAAATTCTTCTAACAAACGATTAAACGGTGCAAAAGAATACATAATTGATACTGAATTTTTAGTGAGAGAGGCTGGTTATTCTACTGGTATATTTAAAACTCAAACAACCTTATTAAATAGACGAGTTGGTTCGGAAACCGTAGTTGATGATAAATTGTGGATACATGAAATATCACCATCGCGAACCGAAATACGAGTTTTACCTATCAATGGTGTAGATGGTAAACCAAATAGCGATTTAACGGAAAGACTTAATATACTATTATCAGACGGTCATTTCAAAGATGACACTATATACTTTATACAACCATACATTGAATCATTAAAAGTAGAAAACATACTAAAATCATTTGTAACATCTAAGGGTACAGTTGTTGAGGGTGAGAATTATATTAAGTTAATTCAAACTGAATTTGGTATAAATGACTGGGAAAATTTTATTAAAATTATTAGAGACAAATTGGTTGAAAGTACTTTATATTGGATACAAAATCGAGATTCTAATATAAATTCTATAAATTATGGTAATCCATTAAGTACACCAAAACCGATTGAATTATCCATTACGCAAATTAAAAATTTTGTAAAAAGTTCGTTAATTGAAATAATTAAATTTTATTTACCAACTCAAAATATACAAGAAGATAATATCTTAACTCCTGCGGAACAAATTACATTCGATGCAACTAAAGATATATTAAAAACTATTCTTAGTAATAATGTAAATTCAACAACTGATATTGGAAATCGCCAATCGGTGGTGAGAGGCTGTACTGATAGAGAAGCCACAAATTATAATCCATTAGCGGTGGAAGATGATGGTTCTTGTCAATATTTACCGATTGTAGATGCAACCCCAATATCTAAGATTAAAGGTTGTACTGATATCAATGCATTGAATTACAATAAATTTGCTACTGAAGATGATGGTTCTTGTACATATGCCGGTAAACCTCAAACCACGACTAAAACATTCTATGTATGGTCATCTAATGGTAGTGTAATCTATACGGATACTAACGGAGTTAAAAGTGTAAAAGTAGTTGGAAGTGAATATGATTCATTGACAATTTCATACCAAACGATTGAGTCATTTGAAGGTGATGTTAGGGAAGTGCCAAAAATAAAAGAAACATTACCAATTTATTCATATAATATATACAATGGTTCGGGCAAATATTATGGATATAATGGTTACGGATATTCATCAAACCAATATGGAAACCACAATTATGGTGGATGGGATTATATTAATAATACTAACTATGGTGGTGGATTTGCAAATTCAATTCAGTACAGAGATGCTAGTGGAGCATATGTATCTACACCTATAATACTACCAGGTGAAACCGTAACAGTTTGTGCAGTTGAAAATTCAATTGTGCACGATAGGTCAGAATGGGTAGTTAGAAAAATGGGAAATTGTGATGGTTCAGTAGGTGAAATTATATAATATGATATTTACATATAATACGGATAAAGATAAATGGCAGACCAATTATTAGCTAATAACAATGATGACATGACAAAATCAAATGACATTGATTTTGGTGGTGGGAGTGGTGCAGGGCCAGTTGATGCACCAATATTTGGATGTACAGACCCAAACGCAACAAATTACAATTCAGCAGCAACCTACAATGATGGTTCATGTTTATACGCTCCGGTAGAATCTTACATAAGTAGACCTGAAGTGAGTGTAAATATACTCATAAAATCAAATCCACAAAATGGTTCAGTTGTAGTCGATGGTGTGTTACAACCTACTAAAAATACCCCAACCGGTTTGATTTTTAGTGGTGCAGCGTTATTAACACCAAAGATAGTAACATTAGAAAAATCGGGTGCTACATCAAACGATGCATATAAAATTTATACAATTCAAAAAGAAAAACAAATTTTTGAAGAAATCCAATTACCATTTGATGAAACTTTAAATTATAGATTCTTTGAAGACCCAACTGGTGTTAATGGAGTTATACGTTTACCTATCGAAACTCCACGTATAAAACAAAACGTATCATATATCCCATACTTTGAATTGATTGTTGAAAAATTAGTAGATGGAATCTATATACAACAAAGTACGTTAGAAGTAACAAATACATTAGATAATCAAACTATTGATATTTCGTTAAATTTTGATTTAGCAGAAGCAGTAATAATACAACCAATCATTCCAATATCGTTAAATATAAAAATAAATGGCGATGTTTATGAAGATGGACTAATTACATACAAAACATCGGGTGGGATTACTGGTAACGTAACTAATGGATTAAACGAATTTACGTATATACCCGACACAAACGGTTCTAATTATATTGAATTTATTCCAAATGGATTAACAAACACAACACATTCAGTAAAATATGTTGTAAAATCCAAAGGTAATAGTATTACATATAGAACGTTAGATTTAAAATTAGAAACTAGTACTGATGATTTAATAATTGATGTAATCGTTTCTAAAAACAATATACAACCTGCACCAGATTCACCTGTTTTAAATGTTAGTGCAAAATCATTTGAATTTAATATCGCAGGTAATGATGAATTAAAAATACCATATAATAGTTTCAATTCTACCGAAGTAATTTTATCAATTAGTAATGTAGAACGGTCATTATCACCAAATGGTTCAATAGTTTTAACAAAAAATGATTTTTACAACGGAGTTGGTAATTACATATTATATCTTCAACCGCGTTCTGAAAGAGGCGGTAGTGGTGAAACTATAAGGATTAATATAAATGTAGTCAGTAAAACTTTTCTACCTGGTCCTGATATTACACATATTAATTATCCACAAGTAATTAGCGGTGCGGATTTTAAAGGATATAATGTAGATTTTGATATTAGTTGGCAATCAGCAAATACTAACTATGTTGAAATGTACGTTTCAAAATATGATAGTGAGTATGCTATTGGTAAATTATCGGCAAGTGGATTAGTTACATTAAACGTTGCAAATGTATTAAAAAAATCAAAAAACCAAGTCAATGAAGATATTGATAAGGTTCAATTTGAAATTATATTAGTACCATTCAATATAGAAGGTGATTCCGTAACTGAAGGTAAAGTAGAACGTATATCAATTTTATTTGATAAGGGAAACTTAAAATTAAATAGAGGTACGGTAATTGCAGATATTCGTTCTGCAATTGAAGCAAATTTAGATGATTCGATATTAGAGGAAGAAATCTCCAGATTTTTAACTCATTACATACATTTAGGTCGTGGTGATAATAAACTTATCGCAACGTGGGGAATTGATAAAGAAACATTTTCGGAATTTACTACCGATGCATCGACTGGTGCACGGACAAAAGTAAAGGAAGAAAAATCTTTAGTTTTAAAATTATACGAACCACTACCACGTGAAATACAACCTAATCAACAACTTTGGATTTCCAAAATACAATCCGTTCCTATAATAGAACAAGTAACTATTATTGATGAATTAGAAAGTAAGTGTACACCGTTAAGACCAAACTTCAACGTAAAAATTACGGATGATATAGGTTATCAGTTATTAGATGATTTAATAGCAAGTGGTTCACAAACATCAACTGATTTAGTAAACTCATTTGTTAGTTCGAATAATTTTTCGTTAGAAAATTTAAATATACAATATGAAAGTGGCTCCGATTATTATTGGAGTAATTTTGTAAAATATTCATCTGCAGAAGAACGTGTAAAAAACTTCATGTACAAAGTTGAATTGATTGAGTTTCATGAAACACAAGTTCAACTTGTGTCGGAAAGTAACGCATTCATTAGTGGTTCAGTTTCTGCAGAAAAGGAATATCAAAAATATACTGATAAAATTAACGGTGTTAAAAATGGATTTGATGGTTTTGAAAAATATTTATATACCACATCGGGTTCATATGGTATATCATATCCTGGCGCGGGGTATGGTGAGGTTAGTAAATCATATAGTGATGCTGTTATAGATTGGTATGAAGGTATAATACAATCTGCGGAAGATTATGATTACAATAACAAAAACTTATTAGTAAATAACATACCATCACATATTATTAGTGATACCGGAAACGATGAATTTGTGCTATTCCTTAATATGATTGGCCAACACTTTGATACTCTCTGGGCCCATACACGAGGAATTTCACAATCTAAAAAGTTAGAACACAAATACGAAGATGGAATTGGTAACGAGTTAATTTACCATATGTTGGAATCATTAGGTTGGAACGCCGATATGGGTGTTCAATCGCAATTTCTATGGGAGTATGCGTTTGGAAAAAGTTCAGATGGTACAGTAATTTCATCAATGAGTGGTAAAACTCGCCAACATCAAATATGGAGAAGAATTTTAAATAATTTACCATATTTACTAAAACATAAGGGTACGAAACGAGCCCTACATGCAGCAATGGCTTGTTATGGTGTCCCATCATCGCTATTAACTGTAATGGAATTTGGAGGACCACAAGACCCAACCAACGGTGCAAGCACTACATTCACATTTGATGATAGAACTGCTGCATTGAATTTTACTACGGGTTCTAGTTTGGAAATTCCATTCACAGAATATACAAGTGAGTATAGTACAGACCACCCTAACGCTATTGAGTTTAGAATCAACACAAATTTTAAACAAGAACAATTATTAGTAAGAACCGATGGTTGGGATTTATCATTAATTCCCGGTACTGGCTCCCTTGCTAAATTAGAGTTTAACATTACAGGCAGTGATTCAATATCTACTGATTATATACCATTCTACAATGATGAATATACCAATATTGTCATAAATAGAAGAACTGGTTCTACTACCGAAGTGTTTGAATTGTATTTCAAAGAAGGATTTCAAGGTAGAATTAGAAATGAAGCAATTGGAATTTCAAACCCATTACCACTTGGCTCAACCAGTTGGAAGAGTGGTTCTATATTGTATGTAGGTGAGGGATTTACCGGTTCATTGGATGAATTCCGTTTGTGGAGAACCCCATTATCGGAATCACGTATCGATAATCATACACTATTGCCAGATGCAATTGATGGTTCACATATTTCTGCATCATCGGTTGATTTGCTATTCCGTTTAGATTTTGAATATCCAAAAGATTTAAGTTTAACGGGTAGTATTAAAAATGTTGCAATATTACAAGATTATACCGGTTCGGCAAACGCTTTAAATTTTACAAACACCACATACCCATATAATTATATATCATACGAACGAAGTGTAACTGCCAAAGTACCATCATCCGGTTTAACCGTTGGTAATAAATTCCGTTTTGAATCTCAAGAATTAATCGGTGATTTGAACTATAAGAGTAGGGCAACTAAAAAATCATTTGATACTGCACCAATTGATACTGATAGATTGGGATTATTTTTCTCTCCTATGAAGGAAATCAATATGGACATTTTACGTTCATTGGGTGAATTCAATATTGATGATTATATTGGCAACCCGGCAGATGAATATAGAGATTCGTATTCCAGTTTAAACCAATTAAGAAATTATTATTTCCAACGATATAATTTAAATATTCATGAGTATATTCAGTTAGTACGGTATATTGATAAATCTTTATTTGAAACACTGGAATCATTAGTTCCTGCAAGGGCAAAGGTTTCATCTGGTTTGCTAATCGAGCCTCATATTTTAGAAAGAAGTAAAGTTGCGTGGAAAAAACCAACTGCAGAAAATAAAAAATATGAAACAGAAATTTTCGTAACTGATACTACAAATACTACTGCGGCGTATGAAAATATAACCGCTTTGATTGGTATGGAATCGGAAATCAATTTATCGGTTACTACACCAAATTACGATGCGGAAATTCAAACAGTTGATGATACAAATATTACTGCAGTTAATTCAAATTACACCGCAATAATATTAACAGAGGATGAAACTGATATTACTGCTACATTAAATAATTTATTCACACTAATCAATGCACAAATTACAGGTTCGGTAAAAGGCCAATATGATAGTAGTGAGTTAATTCAAATTGGTTTGGATAAAGATTCACTATCCGTTGCAGGATTTGGATTATATGGCGAGAATGGTAATGTGCTTAGAACATATAGAGATGTATGGGGTAATTATATAAGAGAACGAAGTAAGGTGTATTTGGTAAAAGAAAGTTACACCGTAAATATACCAACAAATATAAGTGTAGATTCAAGTGAAGGTACTGAATTGATACAAAATACGTTTTATAGGAATAAAGTAACAATACTACCATTTACTGGGTCTGATGGACTTGAGAGCACCGCACCTGCAGTTGGTGGTAATATAATTGAAGTAACTCCGTTAAATGGGTATTTCCCAACTCATTATAGAAACACTGGTGATTTAAGTACCGGATTAAAAAATAGTTATTACAACGGTTCAAAACAAACAGAAACAACCAACGTATTAGGAGGTTCACCCGTTCAAACATTTACAACTAATCCGAATGTATTGAAAGTTTCTGATTCAGGTAGAGGTAGTGGAGAACCAATTTTACAGGTGGATTGATTTTAAAAGTGAGTAATTACGAAAGAAATAAACAAAATTATTAAATACTTATATTTATATTAGATTAAATAAAGAAAAAACAAACTATGGCATACTTAGATAACACCGAAATTACAGTAGATGCAATTCTTACTAAAAAAGGAAGAGAAAAATTAGCATCAGGAGAAGGTCTTAACATTACTAAATTCGCATTAGGTGATGATGAAATTGATTATTCACTATATGATGTTGCACACCCAAAAGGTTCTGCATTCTATGATTCTTCAATTACGGCAATACCTGTTACTGAAGCATCGCCAGATGAAACTCAAGTTTTAAAGTATAAATTAGTAACTCTACCAAAGGGTACAACTAAAATACCTAAAGTAGAATTTGGTGTTCCATCAATTTCAGTAAATCAGTTAAGTGGTCAGGTATCTTTAACACCAACCACATCACCAAGTGGAAACGGACAAGCAGGATACACAATTGTATTGGCAAATAAAAATGCTGGTTCAATCGTTGGTAGTGGAATTGCTGCAGGAACTGGTACTATTCCAGTATTCTTAGGAGATGAAATTACAACTACTGCTGCAGTAGAAAGAGGATTAACATTCTCATTTATTCCAAATCCAAATATCACAACAACTATTAAAACAACTATAACAGTTTATGGTAATGAAACCGGTGGTTCTCAAACTATACCAGTAACAGTAAATTACGTAGCATAAACGGAGAATATAAGACATGGCACAAATTACAGGACAAGCAGGTATAAATTTAACATCAGAATTAGCAGCATACTTGCAGGCTAGTAATGGTAATTTAACAACCGAACAATTATCAACTTTAATAAACGGATACTTAACCGGTGGAGATAAATTAGCTGCACAAGGTGGTTCTATCACTTCGGGTATATACAAACGATTTGGCGAATTTGACCAAATCAGTGGTAAAGTAGAAATTGTAACAAGCGGATTATGGAGTGGAGATAATGGTGAATTACGTACATTTTTCACATCATCAACACAGGCAGTATCACCTAGTTCAAATTATTACTTAAATGTATATAATGAATCACCTGTTACTGCTTCTGCAGAAATTCAATTTGCTGTGGCGTATGGACATAAAACCGGTGGTGGTTCTGCTGATTTAGATGCTAATCCAGATTCTACAAGGGCAACAAAAGCAACTTATGCACAATATCGTTCTTTATTGTTAGACCAAGGTGATGAATATTTCACCTTTGATTCCCAATCAGGCGAAAATCTATTAGATTCAGATGATATTTATATTATTAATATATCTCGTGCTAGATATAAAGAAACAATGGATGCACAAAATTGGGAATTAAACCTAAGTGGTTCATTAGGAACATTTACATTTATTGATGATAGTGGCAAGAAATTTTCAGATGCTGATGGGAAATCCGGCAGAGTATTTTATGTAGTGAGTGGCTCATTAAATTTAGGTCAAGATTCTGCTGCAGATACTGAAGCTAGATATGCTGCAAATGGACAAGGATATGGATTATTTTATCCAGACCAGGGATTGATTGTTTTAAACCCAGCAGCAATTCATAATACAAT